CTACCGCTCCCGAAGTGGTCAGTTCAAATCATCCCGAGCCGGCGCCTGAGTACAAGCCTGCCGCTAATTGGTAATCACGACTGGCCCTTGCAGGGGACGCCTTGCAAGGGCCATTTTTATAGGAGGACCATCATGAAACGCTATGCCTTATACCAACTTCATGGCCACACATGGCTTATCGTAAAGATTAGTGGTCTTGGTATATTTTGTCGTGTAGACAAGGAAGGTTTTAAGGAACTTCTTGCTAGCACTAATCGTAAATACAGGTGGGAATATGAGCCGGATTAGTCGCCTAATCATCCGCATCCTACGTCCAACCCTACCACAGTGGAGGAAGAAATGACCCTGGAAGAATTTGCCAGCCAACTCAAGGCCCTACTACGGAAAGCCGAAGACAGTGGCTTAGCTGTGGATGAGTTCTGCGAACTAGCCGAGTATATCCTTGGTACAGACTGGTCAGGGGATGCCAAATGAACCAACACTCAGCCTTCCCTCGCCAGACAGTCGAGGCCTATCTGATCCAAGTCCTGTCTGGCTTCCAAAAAGATCATGCAACCAGCGACTTCCAGGCCGGCTATCACGAAGCCTTGAAGGAACTCTGCCGAGTATTCTGCCCACATCTCAAACGCCGCTTTGGTATAGACTAAGGAGCCCGCTATGCGAACAGTTCAACATCTAAGGATGCTTCTGGCTATTCACATCAAAACAATAGCAAGTTGTGTTGATATAAATGATGATATTATAGATGACCTGCATGGGGAGGGTCTTATCCTATTCGATACCAACGACAGAAAATGGCAAACAACCCCCAAAGGTTATTGCTTCATCGACTACCTACTCCATCTCCCTCTCCCCGAACAAGTCACAGAATGGAAAATGCCAGACTAAGACTTAGCGCCCTTCGGGGCGCTTTTCTTTTGCCTATTGAGGCCATATCAGGGATAACTTTCCTCTTGACATTGTGGCCGATTTGTGGTATACTTAGGGTTGAAAATGAGGATAGTTCAATGGCCCTCTACAATCTCAAATCCGCCGAAGGCGACCTCTATCGTATGACTAAGTTCGACTCGGATATGAATGTTGAGTCGTCCTATCTCGTCTCCGACGAAGCCTGTGAATGTCCGCAATTCGTCAACCGAGACAAGCGTTGTCGACATCAGAAAATGCTTAAGCATTTCCTTCGCGGTCCGACAATCCGTCTCGACACCGGCTGGCTTTATGATTATGACAATGACGCATGGTTCGCGTTAAATCATGATGGGCAGGAAGCGGTCGAAGCCGAGCCGCCCAAGCCAATCCAACCTACCCCTCCCCCGAAATCAACAGGACTGCGAAGGCCATGAGCGCCTCCTACTCCGCAAGCGGCAAACCCGCATGGGCCATCACCTGTTGGGTCGATGACTCATTCGTCTATACCGAAATCCCCTGCACCGACGGCCCACCGCTAATCACCAAACATGCCTTCTCCGAAGCTGGCTTAAGCAAAGCCCTCGGCATGATGCGAGACCTTCATCGTAAGCTGGCCCCGCAAGGTGGCTATCATAAACTTGTTCCCCATCCCATCGTGAACAAGACAATCAAGCGCGGGAAGATGATCCAACCTACCGATGAACAGCGTAAGATGGTTCATGATATTCTAAAGAAGAGTGGAATTATCAAATGAATAATCTCATTGCAATAAGTGGTATTATCTTCTTAGTTATAGTATGTGTGTTAATTGCGGAGTCATTAGGTTGGATTAAATTGAACTAGACGCTAGCTCGACGCAATTTGGCGCGGTGAGCAGTGACTGCGCAAGACGGAGCAAGACAATGCAGGAAATGAGCAAAGAAACCATAGCGTCAGAACTATTTGACGAGATTGTTCGCCAGCGCAAGGAAATCGCTGAATTGGAGCGCGAGCGGGACGTATGGAAGGCCCGCGCCTTCGCTATGTTCTGGCAGCTTCCCGACGAGGTGCAGATCGGGACAATTCGCAAGCAGTCCGAATCTGCGATGGCGTTTATCAAGAACGCGCACTTATGACGCGAAACCAGATCGCAGTGAGAGCCTGGGACCGTCCCCGTTTGCGGTCGTCCTGTGATCTAGGTTCTCCGCAAGCCGCCGGGGCGGGCTGCGTGTCAGTTAGGAGAGGAAACATATGAGCAAGATAATGAAAATAATCGACTGGCTGATTGACCGATGGATGCAGTGGTGTCCGCACGATTCCGCTCATGTGGCGGCTGATATATTGGAAGGTGATGGTGATGGCCTTGAGGTTCAATACTGTCGCCGCTGCGGCGCTGTTAGACATACATACAGCAGAGAATGGCGGAGGCCACGACCGCTCTGGTTTACTTGAAATCCGGTGGAGATGCCAACCTATGACCGAAACAAAGCAACATCGTAACGTAGCAATCGCGCTCCAGAAGCTCCGCAAGGCACTATACCGCAATCATGACGACCTCGCCGTGTCCGACGTGGTGGATGCGATAGAGGAGTATGTCACGGCCCGGCTTGCTGCTGCGGAAAAGGCCGTCATGGCTAGAGAATGACAGACCGCAACGAAGTTTTAGAGGAAGCCGCCCTAGTCGCTGACCGATGGTCAGATGCGAAAGCCGACGAACTTAGGCTTAGGGGCGGTGAAATGTCGGCTCAAGAAATCCGAACCGTGAGAACATTTCTGAAGGCGGTGGCCTTTGATATTCGATCTAGAAAGCGCTGACGTGTCGAGACAGGAGCGGACAATGCAGATACCCGTCAACCTAAACGACCGGATTTACGCCTTGCAGAAAGCGGCCCCAGACTTGCCACAGCCGCTCGTGCATCTATTTGCCCTTCTACCAGAGCCCGGCACGGAGTTCTCGGCGTATCATCGTGAGCAGTTTTTGAAGGCGCTGACTTGCATTTGCGCGATGGTTTACGGGCAGGTCGATCCCATCAAGATCGAAGTCAAAGGCGGTGACAGTAGTAGACAGGAGCGCAGCGATGGTTGAACGGGACGACATCGACATACCTAATATGGCGGCCAATCTTGTGAAAATGCACAAGGATAACGAGCGGCTACGGAAGCCATGGCGGGCAGTTGATGACCGAGATTGGCAATACATCGCAAGTATCATACCAGACGGCGGGCGCGGTCGGTTCTGGAAGTCCGTACTTGCCGAGATGCGGGCCGCTCTCAGCAGTAGACAGGAGCAGAAGGAACTAGACAATGCAAAACCCACTGACGTTTGAGGCGTTCGCCAAATGGCTCGATAGCAAGCCGAAGGACGAAACCTACGTCTTCACCGCTGGTCGCGGCTGCGCCATAGCGCAGTATGTCAAAGAAGTCGGCGTGAAAAGTTTTGACGCCGCGGGCTGTACAGGATGGTTTGACACTGACATGCGTCCCCATGTCCTGATCCCTCGTGGGTCAATCGTCGCTGATCATCCATGGACCTTCGGCGCGGCTGCGGACCGAGCTAAGGCGTTCTTGTGATGATTGTCCATCTATGGCCCGTCGCCGCCATTTGGCTTCTATTCCGCACCGACAGAAAATCGATCCAACCCCATGCACCTGATCCTTCACAAAGTCCGCGGCGAACCCGCCTTCGACATAGCCGAAAAGATGCAATGCCCCGAGTGCGTCGAAGGGTGCGACGAGTGTGACCATCGTGGTTATTGGTGGATATGTTCCACCAGTGGCCATCGGGCCCATCCGTATAAGTGGTGGGACCTAGCCGAACTAGAACTTAGTGGTTATCCTACCACAATGATAGCCGATCTTCTTGAACCCCCACCCAATGAAGCATGGCCCGACCACTACCACGTCACCAAGTCCAAGGAACAGAAGATCACTGCCAACTCTCTCTTAGCTCAACTCGGCTTAGACACACCGATCGTGAAAGTCAATAGGAGAATATAATGGGCCTCCCCACTAGTGGCGAAAAGTACGCCGAGCTAATCGAATACATCTCCAAGGCTCAGGAAGCCGCCGCCTTCCTCGCCCATCTCACCCGCGACAACGACAAGACCCAAGCGCAGGGTTGGCTTGCCGTGTCGGAGATGTTCAAGCTCACCAAGCACAATGTCACCAAACTCGCAACGAGGGGGATGCAATGACCATCAAGATAATCCTACTTGGTCAAGGCTGGCGATTTACCTCCCAAGGTATGGTAATGCTTGGTGGTCGACTTGGTGAGAACACCTTCATTTATGGGTGGGATAGTCCCGAGGTAATAATCAAAATACTTTGGGCCTTGTCTCGTGGACATAAGGTTGTTGTCATCGGCTACTCCCTCGGCGCTAATCAACTCGGTTTCATCTCCGCTCACATCAAAGACATGATCGACCTTGGCGTTGCCTACGACCCAAGCCGCTATTCCCCGCTCACTTTCGAAGACAAGTATGGCGATCATTACCAAACTGCCCCCAACTTCAAGCGTTTCCTTTGCTATCAAAACACAGGCGCATGGTTCTTTGGGGGCTCCTACTACGTCGGGAAGAATGTCGAACTTACCAGAGTCTTTGACTTTCATCTTGGGATTCAATTCAACGAAACCCTCCACCAAAAAACCATCGCCGCCGTCGGTGAATTAGGAGACTAACATGCGGTGCTTTTATTGTGGCAACCTAGAAGTAGTCCACGATCCGCAAATACGACAAGACTACCCTGCCTACGGCGCCTGCGATAATTTCTTATCAGAAGGAACACTTGAATGCCAAGCCCCACAGCCGAACAAACCGACATCATCGAAGCCGCTATTGCGCGTAGTGAGAACCTTCAAGTTCGAGCCCTAGCCGGCACCGGCAAAACCTCCACTATCGAGATGGTAGAGCGGGCCTACCCTAAAAAACCCATGCTCTACATCGTCTTCAACAAGCGCAACGCTCAGGAAGCAGAGAAGCGCCTCACCGGCGCCACATCAGTCCGCACATGGAACGGTCTTGGCCATCGCATTTGGGCCTCAGCCTGCGCCAAGAACCTCAAACTGAACCCGAAGAAGGTCCGTGACCTTTACAAGGAAATCATCGAGGGGGTGAAACGTGGCGAACAACAAGTCCTATGGGATGTCTATTGGGAAGTGGTATCAGGCGTCGGGCGCGCGAAGGCTTACGGATACGTACCTGATGGCAAGTATCCTACCGCCAAACCTCTCTGCACCCGTAACGAGTTCCACGCTCAACTCGACGAAGACCCCGACGACCTCGTCGCAGACCTTATCGACGAAGTTCTCCACCGCTCCATCCGGGCCGCTTACGACGGTCTCATTGACTTTGACGATCAAGTTTACATGCCCGCCATATTTGGCGGAACATATCCACGATTTCCTTTCGTCGCGGTTGATGAATTCCAAGATGCAAACCCATGCAACCATGCGATGCTTAAAAAACTTGTTAAAGATCGTTTCATGGGTGTTGGAGACCCATGGCAAAGCATTTACGGATTCCGCGGTGCAATGCAAGGTGGGATGGCGCACGCTAAGACGACCTTTGCGTGTAAGGAACTCGACCTCTCCGTCAGCTTCCGTTGCCCCCAAGCCATAGTTGAGAACGCTCAATGGCGTGTTCCTCATTTCAAATGGATTAAGGAAGGTGGTTATGTCGAAAGACTCAGTTCTCTGTGTGCTAGCGATATTGATGATGGGGCTACTATTCTATGTCGTAATAATGCCCCTCTCTTTACTACAGCCTTACGGCTCCTTGCTCTTGGTCGTGGCGTTAATGTTTCCGGTTCTGAATTGGGTCCTAAAATAGTAGGGATTATGAAGAAGTTTGGTGACGAAACTCTATCTAGACATGGAGTTCTCGCTGCCATCAATGAATGGGAGGCAATTAAAACGGCGAAAAAGTCTAAAACCGCTATGGACATGGCCGATTGTATGCGGGTTTTTGCTGAACACGGTACCGATCTAGGCCAAGCTATCCGTTATGCCGAACATCTGTTCAACCAGTCCGGGACCATCCGTTTGATGACTGGTCATAAGTCCAAAGGACTTGAGTTCGATACCGTCTATATCCTCGATTCGTGGCTTCTTAGTGAGGAAGAACAAGACCTAAACCTTCGCTATGTGATGCAAACACGATCGAAAGATAAGTTGTACGAAATCGACTCTGTGAACATCAATTGGTGACTTATGGTGTATGTAAATCACGCCAAACTCGAAGGTGTTAACGACCATGAAAGAAAAATCCCAGCTCGTGGATATAATCGACATGGGAAGAAGGAAGTAAAAGTAACCCTTGGTGTGGAACTCTTTGACGCACTCCGCATCGAGGCCAAAGGTCGGGGATGGGGGATAGCAAGAATGATTCGCCATCTATGTGAATCCTCTATTGATGGGATTGAATAGGAATGACAACTTCAAACTCTCGCCTCGCCTTCCATGACTGCATTGAAGCCTACGATAGGGCCCTTGCGGATGATTTTGGCTGCCGAATTAAGATGAAGAACTACAACGCGGCCGTGCACTTCCGTATGCGCCTCCACACAGCCCGAAACCTAGATCGACGGGATAACAAACAACTCTATTCCGATCGTGAGGATCATCCACTCTATGGCCGCTCTGTCTACGATGTCCTTACTTGCAAACTCGCAAACAAGGAAGGGCATTGGTGGGTCTACATCCAGAAGATGACCCTGCCGGGCGAAGTGGAGGCGCTGAGTGACCTTCCTGAAGATGCAAGGGAAGCAAACACATACGAGGAACCGCAGCTTGAGGCTGCGCCACAACCCGCTCAAGTCGCCGCACCACAAGAGCGTCTTCAAATTGAACACATCCGTAGGAGGATTTGATGCTTCTCACCGACCCCATCGCCCTCGAACTCTGGCGCCGTGCCAGCGAGGAAGAAATCGGCCTATGCATCCCTGTTCCTGAGATGGACAAGCGCCAAGCTTCCAACATTCTCTACCGTGTCCGACAAGCCGCCGGTGGTTTCACTGATATCAAACTTATAACCCCCGGCCCACACCCCGATGAAATCTGGCTGTGTAAGGAAATGGTGCAACTATGACTAAGGAATGTCCGAACTGTGGTCGTCACATGGAGTATGTCAAGGCCGAGCCAGACGTAGGTATCACACGCCCAGGCTGGTTCTGTGTTCGCTGTACTGAATGGTTCGACTTGGAGGATGGCGATGAATAGGAAATGTCCTCAGTGTGGTAAAGACGTAACAGGCACATTTGAAAAGCTTGATGCTTCGGGTGGAATTGAAGCAACCCACTGGTATTGTGCCTCATGCGATGTACAAATTTCCGAGGAAGACTTCGAGGAAGAAGATGAGCAAGAGAGCTGGTGAGCCCCTTCGCAAGGTCACCCTAAACCTCTACGACAAGGACGTGGAAGAGCTTCAACGTCTCCACGGATGGGGATGGTCTGAACTAGTCCGCGAGCTAATCCACGGGTATCTTAGGAGGAACAAAGATGAACGATCTAGATGACTTCATGGACATGGACCCAACTGAGATGTCTAGCCAAGACATTGACAAGATCATTGCCTACCACCGCAAGCATCGCCAACAGATGGCAAACGGTCCGAAGAAACGAGCCAAGAAGGAAACCGGTCCGAAGCAAAACGTCGATGTGAGTGCACTTCTCGCGGAGATAGTCAGTGGCTCCCCCGAACCAGCCGCACCGGTAACGAAGATGAGGCGGCCATGATGACTGCATTAGAAGTATCAATCATGGAAAGGATTGAATTAGCTGCCAGACGAGCCGTAGCTAAGACCTACCCTGACGGACAACCAACTCATTCCTTGATGGCAGAATTTGCTAGTCAAATTGCCGAGATTATAGCCGATCATGCGATGGAACTCGAACCTATAAAGGCCGAAGATGAGTCTCGCTGAGCAACACATCCAAACCGAGGTCCAATCCCCATTCATCGAAGGGACCAAAATCCAATTCGCGTGGGACTCCACCAGCTTAGGCTACCTCAAAACCTGCGCTCGCCTCTACTACTACATCATGATTGAAGGCCGGGGCTCTCGTGACGAGTCAGTTCATCTTCGTTTCGGTATCGAGTATCACCAAGCTATGCAGGAGTTCGACCTCCTAATCGCCGAAGGAGTAGAACGTGAAGACGCCATCCGAGAAGTCATCCACAACCTACTCAAGCGCACCCACGGTTGGGAAGTCGATCACGACTCCCGAGCGGGTAAGTATAAGAACCGTAACACTCTTATTCGCCTTGTTATTGATTATTTTGATTTCTTCAATCCTGATCCTGCCAAGACTTATATCCTCCAAAGTGGTAAACCTGCTGTCGAGCTAAGCTTCCGCTTTTCTCTAGACTTCGGAGTCGCCGGTGTTCCGTATATGCTCAGTGGTCACCTTGATCGTGTGGTGGAATTCTCTGACGAACTATTCGTCATGGATCGCAAGACAACCCAAACCACCCTTGGGTCATACTACTTTGATCGGTACGACCCTGATAATCAAATGACTATCTACACCTTGGCCGGGAAGACCATTCTCAAATCCCCGATCAAAGGTGTGATTATCGACGCGGCGCAAATCATGCTCGAGCAGGAGAACCGCTTCATCCGTGGGATCACCTATCGCAACGACCAACGCCTCGACGAGTGGCTCCACGACCTTCAAGTTCATCTTCGCCTGTCGGAGATGTATGCCGAGATAGACTATTGGCCGCAGAACGATACCGCTTGTGATAAGTTCGGCGGCTGCCGTTTCCGTGAAGTGTGTTCCAAGGCACCATCCGTGCGTGAGCAGTTTCTTAAAGGTAAATTCGACAAACTGGAACCGGAGGAACGATGGAATCCATTAAAACCAAGATAGTCATTTATTCATATGCGAATAAGGTTGAACAAAAGAAACAAAAATTATGGGTATCTGGTACAGGATCGGACGCCGTGTTTAAGGAAGTTTTGTGTGGATGGTTTCTTCATCTGGATGGATCACATGAAGCAATCTGTATAGGAGATAGTAATCATAACTTTAATCCGGGTGACAAGATTAAGATAACATTGGAGAAAGTAGATGCCAAGTCTTGCTAATCACCAATCCAACGAATACACCAAAATGCTTATCATGGGCGACTCAGGCTCAGGTAAGACTGGTGCTCTCGCCAGTTTAGTCAAGGCTGGATACAAACTCCGTATCCTTGACTTCGACAATGGCCTTGAATCGTTGAAGCAATATGTCAATAAAGATAATCCGGAGCTATTAAACAATGTCGAATTCCGATCTCTCAGAGACAAACGTAAATCGACTGCTGATGGCTGGACAGTTACTGCTCCGAAGGCTTTTCCAACGGCCATCAAAATGCTTGATCGATGGAAATACACCGACGACTCTGGAACAGAAACTGATCTTGGCGTGCCGGCTGAATGGGGTCCAGATTGTATCCTTGTTATCGACTCCCTTACATTCATGTCCGACGCAGCCTACGACTGGCGTGAGCCTCTTGCTCCGCGATCCCGTGACGGGAAGTTTGATGGTCGGGCTGTATATGGAGATGCGCAAGGGGCAATCGAACAGGTTCTGGCTGGCATCTCCTCGGAAGATTTCCGCACCAACGTCATCGTCATCGCCCACGTCAAGTACGTAGACAATCCGGATGGGACCAAGAAGGGCTACCCCACCGCGGTAGGTTCGGCACTTAGTCCGAGCATACCTAGATACTTCAACACAGTAGCCCTTTGTCAAACAAAATCAGGAGGTACACGAACTATACAAACAGCAGCCACCGCTATGATCGACTTGAAGAACCCGAAGCCGTTTGCTGCGTCTCCCTCCTACCCGATCGAGACTGGCTTGGCTGACTTCTTCGGTGTTTTGAGAGATGCTCCTAAGGTGGTCAAACCCAAACTCACACTGAAGAGGGTATGATGCATTCTTCTACTTTCCAATATCTGGCCCCTACGGAAGAGCAGAAATGGAGGATGGAATCTGTTCGTGAAGCAGCGAACTCATACTATGAATCCCTTGATACCTATCTTCCCGACGGTCCAGACAAGACCTACGCCATCCGCAAACTTCGTGAAGTAGCGATGTGGGCGAACGTAGCAATCACTCGCAACCCTGATGGCAGTCCGCGAGCCGCATAAGCAACCAAAGGAACTTACTATGAATA